GGTGAGGTTCACTGTGGCGGACTTCTGCTTAACCATCCGGTGATCCAGCGAGCGCTGGCCGGTTTGGCTTTCGTAGTGCTCCAGCACATCGGTCTTGAGCGAGAGCTTCAGCTCGGCGACGTTGCCGGGCGAGCGCACTTCGATGGGAAGGCCGTCGGTGTCGCGCTTGCCGAGGAAGACGCGGCCTTGAAAACTGGCATAGGTGCTCATGATTTGGATTCCTTGCGTTGAGTGGGTTTTGGTTTGAGGGGCGTGCCGTCGCCTTGCGGCTGCGGTGCGGGCTGACGGTCGTGGCGGGCGATGCCGTTGGCGTTGAGCCAGCGCGCGGTGGCCTCGTCCACGTCCAGCGTGTCGCCTGGCTGGTAGTCCAGGCCGGCGTGGGTGTGCGGCTTGATGAGCGTGACGATCATTCTTTAATAACTCCTTGTATGACCTCGCCGACCTCGAAGGACAGCGGGTAGAGCAGCAGGCCGTCCTGGTAGATGGGCGCGGGCGGGGTGACGGGTTGCAGGGTCTGCACTCCCGGCCTCGGCTGCCAGCCCATGAGGACTTGCAGGCACTGGCGCACCAGATCGGCGGCATCCGCCCGTGCGGCCTCGCCATGGGAGGCCTGTTGCACGTTGCGCACGGCCACCACCACCAGCCAGCGGCTGGCGATGCGCGCGACCCCGCCGTGCGCGGTTGTTTCCAGCACCCTGTGCCCGTCGCTCACCACGAACGCGGCGGGCAGGCGCTTTCCGCCCACATCGTCCACGCCCAGGGTGACGGCCCCATGCGCCCCGGCAAGCGCTGGCACGGTGTCGATCAGCCGCTGTCGGATGCGGTGTTCCAGGCCGAGCATCAGTAACCCTCCGTTTCGTTGCGGCTCATCACGTGGGCATTGCCCGGTCTCGCCTCGGCCAGCGCTGGCGCGGCATTCGCGGCGGGCAGCCCGAGCGAGACCTGCCCCCTGGCGATGGATTCGAGCACCCGCCGCGCATCTTCGTAGCGGCGGCGCACCTCCTCGGAGGCGCGGTCTGCCCACAGGCGGTAGCGCGCGATGTCGCATGCAATGCGTGCCAGCACAGGCGGCACGATCGCCAGCGGCATGGCATAGCGGGACGCCAGATAGCCGTCGATCTCGGCGTCCGCGTCGGTGAGCGCGCGCTCGACGATGGTCGCATCCGGCACGCCAGCGCCCACCCGGTCGGTGAGCTGCGCGAGCTCATCCTCGCCGTGGCGGGAGACGAGATCGGCCAGCGTGGCGTAGGCCATGCCTTACTCCTCCACCTCGGCCACCGCCAGCGCCGGGTCGGCCTTGATCGCCAGGGCCTGCCCTGGCGTGGCCTCGACCACTACCGGTTCGCGCCAGAACGGTCCGAGACCGGCGCGGTAGCGCGGCATGTCGCCGTGCGCGGCCACTGTGCGCACGTAGAGGCGCACGTTTGCCGCAGCGGCGCTCGATTTATCGGACTTTTTGGTCGCCATCGCTCATCCTCAGATCAGCCACGGCGAGACGATCAGATCGACCACGCCGAAGTTCGGGTTGCTGGCGCCGCTGGCAAGCCGTTCGTTCTTCACGATCTCGATGGCGGCGGCACGGTGGGCGGGCGGGACGACCAGCACCGTGGGCTTGATGCCCAGCGGGCGCCCGCCGTCGGCCCTGAGGCTCTGCATGGCGGCGAGCGCGGCGTTGAAGTTGCCCGCGTCAAGCGCGGCCTGGCTCTGGTACGCCATCTGCCAGAAGCCCAGGCCCGCGTTGCAGCGGTAGCGGATGCCGTAACGATAGCTGTCGGAGACGAACACCCCCTCGTCGTTGGTGGCGGTCATGGCCTCCAGCTCTGGGGTAGTGCGCTCCTGGTAGATGAAGGGCTTCAAGGCCCGGCTGGTGTCGAGCAGGTACCAGGCTTCGCCCACGCCGGACTGCACGTTGGAGACCGGGACGGCCGTTCCGGTGCCGTCCACATTGGGATAGACAGGGTGATCGGTGTCGAAGAAAAACTGGCCGTCATAGCAGTTGATCGCGCCCGCGTTCTTGAGCAGATCGAACACGAGCTGATCCGGGTGGGTGGCGGCGGCGCGGCCCATCTCGGCGAACAGCGGCGTGTAGATGCCGACGTTGTCGTCCTCGATGTCGCTGCGTTTGACCGACACCGTGCCCTCATAGAGCTTGTTTAGCACCTGATAGGCCTGCGCGGCCATGTCCTTGATCACGCGGTCGCCCACCCATTCGCGTAGCGCCGGGAACTGCCCCAGCCAGCCGTAGGTATTGCTGGCCGAAGACGATGGCACGCGGGTGGCGACCTTAGCCCAATCGGTCGGCGCGGCGGTGAGCGCGTCCTGGAAGGAACTGGAAAAGCCCGTGCGCAGGCTGGTGATGAGGGCGGGGGTGATGATAGCCATGTCTTACTCCTTGGAAATGAGGGATTCGGTTTCGATGACGCCGCGCGCGGTCAGGTGCGCGTGGAGCCGAGTCAGTTGCAGCCGGTGCATGAGCGGGCGGATGTCCAGGTGCCTCTGGGACAGCGCGAGATAGAGCGCGCGGAGCACGCGCAGGCGGTCGTCGTGGCGGGTATAGACGATGCTGTCGAGGTCATTCATGCTCCTTGGCCTGGGCGAACGCCTCTTCGCTCAGGCCCAGGAGCTTGGCGGCAATGCGATCCTCGTCGGTCAGCGCCGCGCCGTGCGCGGATTCGGCTCGTCGATGCGCGGCCTCGGGCAACAGTTCCGGCGCGGCGGCGACAAAGGCGCGGAAGCCCTCCAGATCGCGGCTGGCGTAGGCGAGTGCCCAGTCCTTGAGGCCAGGCGTGACGCGGCGCGCGGCCATCGCCTCGGTCACGGCGGCCTCGGCCTCGCGCGCCGCGAGGTCGGACTGAAGCGCGGCCAGCCGATCGGCCACCTGCTTGTGCATGGCTACGGGGACGTACTCGGCGGGGTCGGGCTGGCGCCGGTGCGCGGCCTCGCGCTCATCGATCAGGCGCTGGCAGGCGGCGGCGGCCACCTCCTCGGCGCAGTCGGCGGGGACGCCCAGCAGGCGCGCGACGGATTCGGGTAGTGTCATGGATGAAGTCTCCTTTTGTGAGGCTGCGGCTTGCAGGTAGAGGTTGGGGGTATTGGTGAGCGCCGCGCCGCTCAGCTCCGTTACCGCGCCATCATTGGCGCGATAACTGAACACCGGCGACAGGTAGCGATATTCCCTGTGGGCGAGCAGCTCGGCGGCCCGATGCGTCCACTCGACGCGCGCCCAGATGCCATCCTCGCGGGCATCGATCGCCTTGATCCATCCGGCGGCGGGAACCGGCCCGGACTTGGCGTCGGCATTGAGGCTCTGGTGGTCGTAGTCGATGGGCAAATCCGCCCCATGGGCGGCGAAGGCGGCGAGCACCGCCTCGGCATCGAGCCGGTACGGCCCGCGCCCGTCCCGCCCGGAAAAAACTCCCGCCGGAATGAGATGCACCCATTCCGGCGGGGTGAAAGACGCCTCATCGGCGTCCGGACGGAGGAGCGGCATGGAAACGACGTGTCGCGCCAGCCGCAGCCCGGCGTGGGCGGCGGCGTGAGCATCGACGAGGAGCGGATGGCTGTAGGTCATGCTGCGCAGTGTGCGCGGTCGGCGGGCGGCCTATTACTAACACCCGTTACGACCTGTTGCGGGCTTCTGGCTGGAGCCACGGTCCAGCATCGCGTCACAATCGCCAGTAAACGGTTTACAGGGGGTTTACTCGGCCACATGATCGTGTGGGTAATGGGTAGGTAGCCAAACGAAAAAAAAACGCGCCAGAAGCGATTCTGACGCGTTTCAGGTTGATGGCCGATCACCCGTCCGCCAGATACGCGCGGATAGCCTCCAGGATGAGCGAGCGGTCGGCATCGGCCAATTCCAGCCGGTCGGCGTCGCCGAACAGCAACCCGCGCCGTGGCAGCTTCTTCGCGCCGAACTCGTGATAGGCCGCGTAGGGCTGGCCAAATCCCCAGCGCACGCTGCTCGCGTCGGCCTGCCAAGTGCGGCTGTCCATGAGCGCGCCGTAGTGGTAGAGGATGGAGCCGCGCCCCTGTTTGGCCGCCAGCGTAGCGGGTTTGAGCGGGCTCCACTTGCGGCCCGCCGGGTCGGTCTCGGTCTCGAAGCGCTCCTGCATCCTGCGCTCCATGTCCGCGCCGATGGCGCGCATCACGGGCGAGAGGTCGCTCACCCGGCGCCGGAGCGTCTTCAGCGCGGCGAGCACTTCACGGTCGTCGATGTTGATGCTAAGCATGGTCTATACTGCCTGATGACGGCGAGCCGTGGAAATTCGGAGTCCACGGATAGACGCGCGGATGCGCGGCTCGATGAGGGGACGTCCGGCCCTCCGCCGTCACTACGCGACGCCTCCAGCCACAACTTCAAGCTCACCCGTTCCGACTCGGTTGCGGATGTCGGCCAGGTCAACGAGATAACCCGACCGCACAGCATTGGTCGTGCGCCGCGGGCGGCGCATCACGAAATCCACCTCCATCGCCAGCAGCGGCAGGCGTCCGTCCGCGCCGGGAAGCAGGTAGATCACCTTGCCCGAGCGGGTATCGAGCAGCACCGCCACCGCCTGCCGGAAGCGATCAGGCAATGCGCGCCACTGGTCCGCCGTGAGCGCATTGCCTGCGTCCAAATGGCGCGTGGCCTTGGGGCCATGGAGCAAGCCGGGTCGCACCATCACCTCAGCCGAGACCGGATCGATGCCGCGCGCGGCCAGCAGCGCCAGATCGCGCTCACTGACGATGCCCAGCCACCCCAGCCGGTTGCGCTCGCGTCCGGCTAGTGCCTCATCCACCCAGTCGGCCCAGTCGCGCTCGATGAGCGGGGCAAGGTCATCGGCCTGGGCCGCGCCCAAGCGGGCGGCATACTGGTCGATCTTCTGCCGCGCGACATCCGCCAGCCCCCGCCAGCGCGCCCGCGCCTGCCCCACGTTGTAGCCAAAGCCTGGATCGATGTTGGCAGGCACCGGCACCACTTCGCCGGTGTGGGGGTTTTTCCACTCCACCGGCGGTTCGTTAGGGGCTTGGCGCTTGAGCGCCGGATTGCCATCCACGTCGCGCGCGCGCAGCTGCACCACAGTACACCTGCAGTGCCAGCCATTGGGCGGGTAGTGGGTCTGCCACCAGGGATCATCCACCGGCAGCGTGACGTTGTGCCAGGCGCGGTGACTGGCGCGCACGCGCTCGTCGTTGCGCGTCACATAGCGCAAATAGGGGTGGCTCGCCTTGGCCGCCTCGATGCGCTCCCAGCGCCCGGCGGCATAGGCCATGCGGGTATTGACGTCGTAGATGAGCGCCAGCCTGCGCGGGCCGAAGCGCGTGGTACGCACCTGGCCGTCCGGCCCGACGATCTGCTGCTCACCCCACCAGTCCTCATTCTGGAGCAGGGGCTTGGCGTCCCTGATCCAGTCGCGGCGGGTCAGCTCGCCATCAACGCTGCGCTCGATGCCGCGCCTGAGCGCCTCCAGCAGGTCGGCGCGGATGAGCCGCGAGACCGTGAAGGCGCGCGCGTGCTCATCCTGCCACAGCTCCGTCCAGTCGTAGGTGATGCGCACCCGGTCGCGGCCCTGAATGTAGGCCACGGCATCTGTGGGCTGCAGCCGGAAAGCGGCGGCAAACTCGCCCGGCGTGGCGGGGGCATGCAGCGGTGCATCGTCCGGATCAGCAGCGAGTCGCACGGGCATGGCAGCGCTCCCAGTCGTCGCGGCAGTCGGCGTCGCACCAACGGCGGCCTTTGCCGGTTTTCTCGCCGCACCACAGACAGCGGCCAGTGGCGCGCGCATCGCACCCGGCGCGCCGCGCGGAGGCGATGGCGTCGGCCACGCCCGCCTCGATCAGCGCATCGGAGCGGTCGGCCGCGTCACTCACGGCTCGCATCCCGGCCATGCACCCCAGCCAGACGCGCAACGAAATGGGCGCTGGACAGGGCCTCGGCAAGCGCACCGTCGTCCATCTGCGGCAGTACCCCAGGCAGGGCGTCGATCAATGCCTGCGCCGTCCATCCTTCGGCCACGGCGCGGTCGAGCAGCGCCTGCAGCACATCGACCATCGGGGCCATCTGCGGCTCCCAGTCAGAGAGCGCTTCGGTCACCAGGTCGTCGAGCGCGTCCGGCGCTGGCGACTCAACCCCCTGCGCATGCACGGATTGCATGCGACGATGCGCGCCATTCGGCAATGGTTCGCCGATCGGCGCCCCCAGCACCGGCTCGCCCTCCGCCGCCTCCGGGATGCACCACTTCTCGCGCACCCACGCCTGCGGGATGGGCAGGCCCAGCGGCACCAGCTTGGCCAGTTGGTCGGCCAGCGCCGCCATGTCCTCCGGCTCCTCGACGATCAGCCTGAGCCGCGGCAGGGGCGCGTCGGGCAGGTTCAGCGCGATCACCGGCGCAATCAGGTCGCGCACGAGGGTGGCGGCCACGGCGCGGGCGTCGGCGTGCATCATGTCCGTGCGCACCTCGTTGTGCACGCGCGCCTGGGCGAGGCTGCCGGATGCGCCCTGGTCGGTGGTCAGCGTCTGCCCTAGCACCGCCTTGGAGACCTGCCGGTCCAGGTATTCGATGAGGCGCTGATAGAGGTCGGCGGAGGCCGACTTGGCCCCGGATTCGATGATCTCAAGCGCCATGCCAGCCGGGATCACCGCCCCGGCGTCGAAGGAAAGGAAATTCAACCGCACAATTCAAACAAAACTTCCCCTACGCGCACCCGTCAATCCGATTTTCATCGTCAAAACCATGACAGACACCTCGCCACGCCAGCTCCCATGACAAG